CATAAACGATACACTTAAAGTACTTCTAATTCCAGATATACATTTTGATAATCCAAAATGTAGAAGAGATATTCTTAAAAAAGATTTGGATGAAGCTATGAAAATAGGTGCTCGAATAATTATCCCAGGTGATTTATTTTGCTTAATGCAAGGTAGTTATGATCCTAGAAAATCAAAAGGTGATATATTACCTCAACATAATGTTGATGGTTACTTAGATGCCGTTATTGAAGAAGCTGTAGAATGGTTTGCTCCATATGCTGAAAATATAGATGTAGTTGGTTACGGTAACCATGAAACAAATATATTAAAGCGTATGGAAACAAATGTAATTGAACGATTTGTTACATTGCTTAATCATACAGCTAATCCTAAAAGTAAAGTTTGTACTGGAGGATACGGTGGATGGTATATTGTTAAAGCTGCATATTTTAAAACATGTAAAATATCTTATAATATAAAATATTTTCATGGAAGTGGTGGTGGAGCTCCTGTAACTAAAGGAACTATTCAGCATAATCGTATGGCTACATATGTACAAAATGCAGATGCAATAGTTATGGGACATGTGCATAATGATTATGAAGTTACTTATACAGCTGAAGTATACGATGCATCAAATAGTCGAATAATTAGTAAACAAATACTTATGATTCGTGCTGGATCATATAAAGATGAATATTTTAACTTAAAAGGTGGTGCTCATTCAGCAGGATGGCATGTTGAAAGAGGTGGTCCACCAAAACCAATAGGTGGTAGATGGTTAGAATTAAATTATTCTAGAGTTAGAAATAAAAATAATAATACTAGACCATTGAAAGTTATAGCACGTTCTTATCGAACAATAAACGATTAAAAATCAAAACAAATGAAATACTTACCTACATTATTATTTATTATTACTGAAGCTTCAATGTTAGCTATTGTAATCATCATATTTAGTAGCGACAAATATGAATTTTTAGAAAAAATCGCATTAAGTATATTATCTATAGTATGCTTCAATTTTATACTACTATTAACCTATTTATTTATATCATATGTCGGAGAAACAAAAATCAAAAAACGAGCAAATAAAATCAAACAGAGTTGACCCAATCACAGAAACATTGATTAATGTAACAATGTTATCAGAATTACTTATTGATGAAATGTGTAAACTTAGAGGAACAGGTTTATACAGAGCTAATTTAAAAGTAAAAGGCAAAGAATTCAATATAGCTTTATTAAAAGCTACCAATAACTATTATAAACAACTTGGTCCAGAAGTATCAGGATATTTTACTGAATTAGGGCAAGAATTCGCACATATGTTTGATTTTATAGTTCAAATGTCAGCTAAAGATCGCTTAGATCTTTTTGAATATTTATCTAAAACATATAAAAATGAGAATTCTAGTAACTGATATAGAACAATTTAAAAACTTTCATTCAGTAGTATTTTACAATGTTATCACAAAAGAAACATTTGATTACGTAGTACATGAAAGTAGAAATGAATTTCCAGAATATGTTAAATTTCTTGAAAGCTGTACAAAAGCTACAGGATTTATAGGATTTAATATTATTGGATATGATTATCCCTTATTTCACTATATACTAACTAACAAAAAGCGTCTACTATCACTAGACGTAGCTCATCTTGTTGCCGACTTGTTTAGCAAGAGTAAACAGGTTATCAATGATGAACGCAGTGCTATCCCACATTGGAAATGGAAAATTAAGATTTTAGATCTTTTTAGAATTCATCATTTTCATAATAAGGCAAGACGTACATCATTGAAAGCTTTACAAGTCGCAATGAGATGGTCAAAAGTACAAGATTTACCATTTCATTATACGCACTGGGTACAAGCATCTGAAATTGATGCAATACAAGAGTATTGTAGAAATGATGTAATGAGTACTTATCAATTTTATCTTGAAAGTAAAGATAAAATCAAGTTCAGAAAAAGGATGAAAAGAGAGTACAAAATGGATTGTGCAAACTATGATGATGTTAAGATTGGTGAAGAATTATTGATAATTGAAAATGCTAAAGCATTAAATATGTCAATAAGGGATTTTAAAGAATTACGTACACATCGTGACTTTATTCCTCTTAATGATATTATACTTCCTTATGTGAAGTTTAAATCAAAAAGCTTTAACAGTGCACTTAATTATTTCAGAAAATCTATTATAGATGTACAAGAAATTAAAGGTTCTTTAAAGTATTCTGTTATTTATGGTGGAGTTAAATACGATTATGGTTTAGGTGGTATTCACGGTACTTGTGGAAACGGTGTTTATAAAACTGACAATGAAGGAGAATTAATTCTTGTAGATGTAAGTTCTTATTACCCTAACCTTGCTATTCAAAATGGATTTCATCCAGAACATTTATCAAGTAGTTTTTGCGATGTAGGTAGAAATATGTACAATAAAAGAATGAAAGCACGAGATGAAGGAGATAAAGAAGTAGTAGATGCTATCAAATTAGCTTTGAACGGTGCAATGTTTGGTAAAAGTAATGATGAGTTTAGTCCTATTTATGATCCAAAGTTTATGTTGTCCATTACAGTAAATGGTCAATTATTACTTACAATGCTAGCAGAACAAATATCTGATACTGGTATTAAGATTATTCAAATAAATACAGATGGTATTTTAGTTAAGTGCACGAAAGAACAGAAAGAAATATTAGATTCTCTTTGTAATGCGTGGATGGAGCTAACTAAACTAAAGCTTGATTACGATTATTTTAACATAGTTGCTCAAAGAGATGTAAATAATTATTTAGCTCAAGAGAATAATGGTAAAATAAAGTATAAAGGTACTTTCGAAATATATAAACAGTGGCATAAAGATCATTCTATGAGAGTTGTGTCTAAAGCTGTTAGTAATTATTTTGTAAGAGATAAACCTGTACGTGAAACCATAGAATCTTGTGACAATATCTATGATTTTTGTATTTCACAAAAAGTAGGTAGTCAATTTATAACAGAACATCATCATATTGTAGATGGTAGAAAGCGTATAGATGAACTACAGAAAATAAATAGATTCTTTGTTACAAAGAGCGGTGGAGCATTAATCAAAAGAAAGAAAGAAACAGGTCAGGTAAATAGACTTGTAGCAGGAAATCAGATAAAATTATTTAATAATTTTTATGAAGACAGTATGGATAATCATAATATAGATTATAATTTTTATGTAGCGGAAGCAAATAAAATAATCAATGCTGTATCTAATGGACAAATGGATTTGTTCGATGTGTAATAATTAAAATCAAAAATCATGAACATTAATAAAAAGAAATCAGAATGTCAAAGTGAAGCATTGAATGCTTGGCATAAAAGAGGATGTCGTGGTACATTACAACTTTGCACAGGAGCAGGTAAAACATATGCAGCATTAAGAGCTATTAAATGGGTTTTTAAGTTTAAGCCTGATGCAAACATATTAATCATATGTCCTACAGAAATAATACGAGATGACACATTTCCAAAAGAATTTAAGAAATGGAAAATGGCTGGACTTTTAAAGAAAGTTGATCTTAAATGTATTCAAACTGTATATAAGTATGAAAATGAACATTACGACTTAATTGTAGCGGATGAATTTCATAATTATCTTCCTGAAAAGGATGACTATAAAAGTAAGCTTTATGAATATCATAAATTCTTTGAAAGAAATACATACGATAAGATTTTAGGTCTTTCTGCATGGATTCCAGAGAAGAAAAGAATGGTAGCTCGTAAAATAGCTCCTATTTGTCATACGCTTACTACTGATGAAGGTGTACGTAGAGGAATTATATCTCCTTATGTAGAATTCAATGTTCCAATAATACTTACTGGAGAAGAAAAAGCTGCATATGCAAGAGTGCAAATGGCTTATTTTAATCTTGAAAGACAGCTTGGTGGATTCAAAGCTTTTGATACAGCAAGCAATTTTATGAAGTCTATTGGAGCTATAGCTGTTAAAAACAGAACTAAAAAGCAAATAGAAGATTATCAGTTAGCTATTCGATTTTATAAAATGATGCATAAACGTAAAACATTACTTTATAATGTAGGTTCTAAAGCAGATGTTGTATTGGAATTAATAGATTTTTTAAAAATAGAAAAATCAGTTATTTTCTCACAATCTACTTTGTTTGCAGATTTAATATGTCATAATAGAAATGATATTATACCTTATCATTCCAAGGTTAAAGATCGCAGTAAAGCAATGAAACGTTTTAATGATAAGCGAACTAAGATAAATCATTTGTCTACATGTATGGCTGTAAACGAGGGTATGGATTTACCCAAGTTACCAGTTATTATTATAGCCGCACGAACAAGTGGAGCTAAAACACATATACAGCGTAGAGGTAGATGTCTTCGATTTGAAGAAGGTAAAGTAAGTTATGTATTTAATTTGTATTTAAAAGATACTCAGGATGAAAAGTGGTTAATTAAATCACAATCTACAACAGCACCTGAGAATATAATTTTTGTCAATTCCGTCAATGAGGTTGTGGAGAAAGTTAAAAGTTTGAACAAGGAGTTGACAAGTCTTGATGTAGAATAATAAATTGTCATTGGCAAGGGCGAGGCGAACGGATCCTGGTAACCTAGCAGTAAAAGATAGTGCCTTTAGGTAAAATTGCCCTACGTCAAGATTATAATATTAATGTAAAATGGAGAATCATTATGTAAAAAACAAAAAAGACATTATAAAACATTCAAAGAACAGTCTTGGGTTAATGACTGATCTAGTGGAGAGTAAGTATCCTTCTGACGAGAGAGATACTTGCTCAAAGCTAGTTGCTATTATTAATCGTGAGTTCAATACTGAATTCACTGAAGATGATTTGATTGCATATAATGCACTAACTATAGAAATAGAAGATAAATTACTAATTCATAAACACATAACAGGATACGATCATGGAGATATTAGTCAATACGGAGATATTAATGGAGAGTAAGCTAAAAGCTGAACAGTTTATAGCACTTTACTTGATATGGAAAGAAGAGCATGGAATATGCCATGAGATGTATCCTGATATGGATTTTAAGCATTTAGAAGATAATGGATTTATGAAATGCTTAAGTGACGACAAACAACAATGGGTAGTTAGAGATAAGTTTAAAGTATTGGTTACTACAGATGATAATCATATGTGGTATCAGTTCTGTAAAACAATGCCATTTAAAGTTCCAAATGGATATGGTGGTAACAGAATACTTAGAGCTAAAGATCCAGATGCAGGTACAAATAAAAAGATAAAAAAGAAGTATTTGCAAGTTGTTTCTAATAAACCAGCATTGCATAAAACAATATTGAAATGTATTGATATTCAATTACATGAGATGAGGCATAGTATGCAATATCTTCAAAATACTGATACATGGTTAAATCAAAGAACATGGGAAAAATACGAACATTTAATAAACGAAGAACATGGACCTAGGAGAGATGGCTATGGAGCAAGAATCATCTAAGAGTAATCTTAAGATAAAATCCATAAAGCAAGCAGCAATTGAAGAGCTGAAATATATGAAAATGCGTAAGGAAGGTAAGATAACTTCCTTAAAAACTCGTTGGAATAAATTTAATCAAGTTTCTATGGATGGATTAGAATGGGGAAGTATTACTACTGTTGCAGGAATGTCAGGTAGTGGTAAAACAGCTATTTTAAATGAAATGGAAACTTCTTTATTTGAACTTAATCCTAACGAAGATTTTGCTGTATTATCATTTAATTTTGAGATGCTTGCAAGACGATTAGTTGGTAGAAAGATATCAGCTAAATTGGATAAGACAATGAAGCAGTTGTATTCTGCAGATACTGTGGATGTACATTCTAATATTACTAACGAAGAGTTCTTAGCTGCTCAGAAATATGTAGAGTCAATAGAAAATATGTCAGTTAATTATGTTGATGTACCTGGTACTACAAAAGAGATAGAAGATGCTATATATGCATTCAATGAAATGCCTGAAAATAGATACAAAGGTGTATTGGTTACATTAGACCATAGTATTCTTGTTAAGAAAATGCAACAGATGAATCAGCAGGAAACCTTATACGATCTAATGTTTCGTTTTAATAGAGTTAAGAAAAGACTAAAAAGCTCATTTGTAATTGTGTCTCAGCTTAATAGAACAATAGAAACTGTAGATAGAATACAAAATACAGATATGCATTATCCAATGAAGACGGATATTTTCGGTGCAGATGCATTGTATCAGTATTCAGATGTAGTATTGGTTAGTCATCGTCCAGAAATGCTTGGTATAAGAGAATATGGACCTGACAAATTACCAACTAAAGATTTAATCTATTGGCATTATCTTAAAGTACGTGATGGCGATCCTATGATTGCTCAAATGGTTAATAATTTGAAACATAATCAAGTACTTGAAGTTGCACCAAAAAAGAAAAAACAATGGTCAGATGATGACTTTTAAAATTTGCATATGGCACGTAAAATTGTTAAATTTAGTGATATAGTCCTTGACATATTAGAAAATCGACCTAAGTCAAGAGATGACGATAACATTCTATATTTTTATTTAGTTCAACATTTAGACAAGAATCCACTTAGTAATTATTTGGAGATGTCACTGGAGAATTATCTTAAAGCAGTAATAAAAGGTAAACTTCCTTCCATTCCTGTGATATCTAGAGCTAGAAGATTAGTTCAGGAAAAAGCTGCATTAGATCCTGATAGGAAATATTTATGCGGTAATAGAAAGGTTAAAAAAGAATTAGCTGATGAGGTATCGGCTGAAATAATAAATAATAAAAAGAAATGAAAAATGGAGATTAAACTACCAACAAAAAAGATGACAGCAACGTATGTAGATCCACATATTATGCTGTTTTATGGTCCACCTAAAGTAGGTAAAACAACTGTATTAAGTCAATTAGATGATTGTTTGATAATTGATTTAGAAGACGGAACTAAGTATCTCAATTCAATGCGAGTACACGTAATAGGTCTTAAAACTCCACAGAAAGAATCAGATGATTCTAAGAAAGAGAGAGCAAAAAACAATCAGTTTTATTTTGATGAAATAGGTAAAGCCATACACGAGCAAGGTAAACCATATAAGTATGTGGCTATTGACACGGTTACCAAGTTGGAAGAATGGTGTGAATGGGAAGGTACAAGTATGTATATAAATTCAATACAAGGTAAAAACTTTAACAGAGACAATAAAGGTAATATTTTACCTAGAAGTAAATGGAACTCTGTTTTGACTTTGCCTAATGGTGCAGGTTATATGTGGCTTAGATCAGCTATGAAAGATTGGCTTGATAAAATCTATACACTTGCTCCACATATTATTCTCGTAGGTCATTTATTAGATAAAATGATTGAGAAAAAAGGTAAAGAAGTAAACGCTAAAGATCTTGACCTTACTGGTAAATTAAAGCGTATTGTATGTTCACAAGCAGATGCCATTGGCTATCTGTATCGAACAGATGATAAAATGTATATTAATTTTCAATCTGCAGATGAAGTAAATTGTGGTTCTAGATGTGATCATTTAAGAGGGCAAAA